TGCAAATCGCGGCTGATGTCCTCCAGCCCCGAAAAATCCAGCAGGGTTTCGATCATTTTTCCCCTCCCAGCCGACAAAGAATTTCCAGGCGCCCGCCGGTCGCATCCGGCACGGGCACCCCGACAACATTCAGGATACAGTCACGCCAGGGACCACTCAGCACATGAAGTCGTGACGCCGCCGTGATTTCACGACCAGACTGACCGCGCACCCAGATGCGGATTTCCGCCTGCGCCATTTCCGCACCGGACTGCATCCGCTCCCGGCTGCTCCTGCCCCGGATATCCGCATGAATTTTCCCGCATGACACCCATTCTTCCGTCATTTCTCCGGCAGCATTACGGGTTAACACCGGGTTCAGAACACTTATCATCTGTGTCAGACGACCTGCAGATATTGCCATCCCCCCCTCCTCATAACACCGTCGGACAACGCAAATCGTAAATCAGCACGGAAACAGAAAACGGCAGCTCCCCCTGCACGAGGTCTTCCCGCTCCGCAAGATCCGGATTCCGGTACAGCATCCCGGTCAGTCGCATGGCAGCCCCCTTCATCCGGGTTAATGCCTCACCCGGGATCAGTTCACCGTCCTCACGAATCACTTTATCCCGGCTGCCCTGAATGTAGGCCAGCAGCACAGCTGTAGCCTGACGAACCTTGTCCATCAGCATCTCATCATCCGCGTCATGGTCAACACGCAGATGAGCCTTGATTTCTTCCAGTGTCAGTAATGCTGTCACTTTCCACCTCCTGCATCCCGCCCACGTTTTGCAGCCAGGGTCCAGGCTGATGAATGAGCTTCTCCGGGTTTATCTTCGGTCATACTGTTGCAGTGCCACAGCGAGCCCCCCCACGTCACCGTATCGCCGGGGTGGTAGGTTTCACCGGCTCTGAACACACCGCGGTAGAGCATCACCGGCAGGGAAAATGTTTTTTCCGTACGCTGGCCACTGCTCTGCCGGACCACCACAGAGAACAACCGTTCACCCGTCATGCTGACGTCAATATCCGCCACCCCGTCAACCAGGCATTCCCATCCCCGCATCCCGTGCGTTTTTTCATACGCCCGCCAGAGTCCGCCCTGGTGTGTGGCATACGTGCCCCGGGGAAAGGATTTTTGATCGTCAATGGCAGGGAGTATTTCCAGTGCCGTGGCATCACGCCCGTCCTGCGGAGCCGGCAGGGCATTCACCGCCTCCAGAACCGCCTTCCGCAGAACATCCGGATCATAGTCACAACCGTCACGCGGAGCAGGGATATGACTTACGGCCTCTTTCACCATCTGCTCAAGCATCGGACGCACATCATCGGGGGTAATACTTTTGCCGTCCGCCGGTACAGGAATATTTGCGACCGCATCATTCACCGCCTTCTGCAATACTTCCGGATCGTAGTCACGACCATCACGCGGAACAGGAATATGGCTTACCGCCTCCTTCACCATCTGTTCAAGCATCGGACGCACATCATCCGGGGTGAGACTTTTACCGTCCGCCGGCTGCGGAATATTTGCGACCGCATCATTCACCGCCTGCTGCAGTACATCCGGATCATAATCACGACCATCACGCGGTACCGGAATGGCCCCCACAGCCTCATCCACCATCGCCTGCAGAACCGGACGCACCTCATCCACCGTCACATGCTTCTGTAATACCACAGACAGGGAAGTCAGTTTCTCTTCAAACGCTTGTGCCTGCGAGGCCATCTTCCCCTCAAATGTGCGCTGTAAATCCGCCAGCACTGTGGAGAATTCTTCTCCCAGTGCACGAATAATGGACAGTTCCCGTTCCGTCATTTTCTCAGTATCCCCCCTGAACATCGCTTTCACTGCATCATGCTCTGTTTCGCTTATGGCCTTATTACCGTCAGATGCGCCGTCAGGCAGTTGTGATGAAACTGTTTTCCCGGTCGACGCGAACGGATCCTCACGGGCATCACGACGGGACAGCGCCTCCAGACTGTAGTTCTGCTGCTGAAGATACAGTGCATCACCGCCGGCCAGGGGCGGCAGGTTCTCCCGTTTACGGGCCTCATTGGGCGTGAGAAGCGTATTTTTCACCGCATCCCCCAGCGTTTTCATGCGCCGCTCACTGTCCATTCTCAGCAGCGTGGTGACATCAAATTCTGTACTCTCGTTTTCCCCTGTTTCCAGCGCCTCATCCAGTAACAGCTCAATGGACTCAATCAGCGTCTGCAGACACTGGGAATAATACTGCTGCTCCAGCGCCTCCACGTTGTCACTGGAAGGCGGCTGGCCAACGCCAATCTTGTAGGCCGGGACACGGAACACCGAACAGACAATTTCAGCCGTCATTTTCAGCTGTTCCACCGTCTGCGCATCCACCGGTGAAAACGTCGTGGGGTTATATTTCGCCCCGTTGCTCAGGATCGCCGTTTTCCCCGCATTTTCGCCGGTATACCCGCTGTCCCAGTTGCTCTTCAGTTTTTTCGCATTTTCTTCCGTTATACTGCCGGGGATCTCAATCACCCCGGACGGCCTGCCGCCATTTCTGAAAAAAGACGTTGAATTTGCCTGAATATGATGCCCCTGCGTGGCCGCCAGCCCGGCAGCATACACCGGCGGCAGCCCCACAAGCGGATGAAAAAAACAGTTAAACCGGTCGTGGATCACTTCCCTGGCAGGCACCGTCACCGCCTCCGTGATCCCGCAGTTCCGGTCCGGTGTAATGCGATAGAACACCTCGCCGTCATCCGCCACCAGAGGTTCAACCCGGCTCCAGTCCAGAATACGCAGTTCTTTGATCTGCCCCCGGGAGTTACGGATTTTCAGCACCACCGTATTGCCGTGACGCAGTTTGGCGTTCAGCCACAGTTCAAAAAACTGGATGCGGTTCTGCTGGGCGTTGGGACGACGACAGAGGCGGGCAATATCCCCCCGGCGCGTTTCCCTGCGTATCCCATGCGCATCCGTCTGCATAAGACGCAGCCGCATTTTGGCGATATCCTGGGATATCAGCGAAATACATGCAAACACCGCATGAAAGGAGAGGACGGCTTCAGGATCGGCTTTCACGCCCTGCTGCCAGGCGCCGGAAAAGGGCTCAGCCACCGCCTGAAACAGGCTGGTCCAGCCCGCCTCTCTTACGTCACGTCCTGATTTCTGGTTTTTTCGGGTTCGCCGTAAAAGGTTCCACATTCGCCATGCTCCGCATCACGTTTCTTTTTCTGACCTGCCGGACGTCGCACTGTGATGTACTCTGCCTTCCCCAGGCGAACCAGCACCTCCGCACACGGCTGTGCCACATCACGGATATCCCCGGCCCGGGCATCATGCGTGCCCTGCAGATATCGGATCTTTGCCATAACCTGTTACGGGAGGCGCACGCCTCCCGTCCTCCTTATCAGACTCAGCCGCCGGACGCACTGCCGTAGTTCACTCCGGTGATCACCGCCACCGCCGCGGTACGGCGACGACGCCAGTTGATCCAGCGCTCCGCACGGATGGCCACGCTGCCTGTCTGGAACATGGAAACCAGCTCCACCGGGGACGGCGTGGTACTGTCGCCGGTCGGCTCAGACTGCATTTCCAGTGATGCCTCGCGGGACATATCCACTGCCACGCCGCCGTCATCCGCCAGATAAATATCCGGGGCATTCACCAGCACCAGCTGGTCACCCACGTACTGGGAGACAATCACCGGCAGCCCCTGGAAGGAGCCACCCAGCAGGGTCATGTCCGGGTATTCCTTCTGACCCAGCGCATTTTTACGCATGGACAGTGCCAGGGCATTGGTGCTGGACATCAGCCAGACCGCACCGGTGGGCTGCAGGTTTGCTGCCACAAACTGTCCAAACGCAGCCTCTGCATCCGCATCCGGGTTACCGGTTGATGCCGTGCCCTTCACATCATGGGTGATGGACGCCGGGGAGACATCTGCCACTGCGGCTTTTTTCGGGTCCACAAAGTCTGTATCCAGACGCGCCACCACCGCTTCCGCCAGCGCATTACGGACCAGTGCATCAGCAGCCGGACTGGAAAAACGGATCAATTCTTCCGTCAGTACCGCAATGGCCGACACCTTCGCATGACTGAAGGTGATGGATTCAAAATCAAACTTCGTCAGGGGTTTTGCCTTACCCTCACCCACCCAGCCGG